CTTTTTCGCGAGCGAAACTCTCAGAAACGGCTTAGGTAAGCCAAAAATGAGACCCCGGCGGCGACCCCCTTCGCTCGTACCAGAACAGGCAACGGTTCCCGTTCCCATTCTGGACAACCTTGAACACCTTCCGACCTCCAACGCGCTCATCTGCTTATGCGGGCCGATCGGTGCGGGCAAGTCAACACTTGCGAAGGAACGTTGGCCCGAGAGTCACGTCGATGTCAGTGTGATCCGAGCCGAGTTCGGTTCCCCGGATGACCCGAGCAACATCGCCCAGACCTTCATCGCGGCGTATCAGGATGCCGAGCAACGACTAGCGCGACGGGAGCTCGTCGTCTTTGATTCGACGGCTGTTACTCCCCGTGTTCGAGCGAGCATCCAACGCATCGCAACTCGCTTCCAGGTGCCGGCGCATCTCGTCGTCATGGACACGCCGCTCGAACTGGCCCGCGCCAGGAACCGTTCGCGCCCGGTGCCAGTCCCGCAGGTTCCGGTGGGTGAAAACCACGCGATGTTCAAGATCGCGCGGGAGGATGTGAAGCACGAGGCGTGGGCGTCGATCACGTTCCTCGCCCCGCGAGTTGAGCAAGTGCCGAAGCCGCCAGTCGTGCGAGCTACGCCTCTTCGAGCGCCTCGGAAACACTCAGCACAGAAGGCCGAGCCCTTCACGCTAGAGCACTTCGTAGCATGGGCTGGCGAACTGGAGCTCGACAACGGCGAGCCCTGGATTCTCGAACCGTTCCAACGTGACTTCGTAGCTGACGTCCTCGCCGGCACCAAGGTTTGCTGGCTGGTCGTACCCGAGGGAAATGGCAAGACGACGCTGATCGCTGGCATCGCCCTCTACCACTGCGAGTTCCTACCGAACGCCTACGTCCCGGTGGCCGCGTCGTCTCGGGATCAAGCCGAATGGATCTACCGGCAGGCCGCGGGTTTCATTACGCGGAACGAGCTCGAGGATCCGACCCGCTCGACCAAGACCCATACGACAACCTCTCACCTCTTCCGCTGCCTCGAGGGCTACCGGCGGATTCGCCACGACGCGAACTCGTCGCGCATCCAGATATTCGCGGCGGATGCCAGGGGCGGCGACGGGATCATTCCCTCGCTCGCGATCCTCGACGAGCTCCACCGTCACCGTGACCTCGCCCTGTACCGAATCTGGCTCGGCAAGCTTCGGAAACGCAACGCTCAGCTGATCGTCATCTCCACAGCCGGCGAAGTAGGAGGCGAGTTCGAGGTGGAGCGACAGCGGATGCGCCAGGAGTCGGCTGAGATCACGCGCGAAGGCAGGACGTTCACCCGCGCTCGATCGGAGTCAGCGGTACTTCACGAGTGGGCGCTTCCCGATGACGGCGACATCGAGGATCTGGAACTGGTGAAGGAGGCGAATCCGTTCAACGGCGTGACGATCGACTACCTACGCGAGAAGCGAGACCTCCCCGGCATGTCCGCCGCCCACTGGTCGCGCTTCACCTGCAACCTCGCATCGCGGGCAGAGACCGCAGCGGTTCAGGAACGCGAGTGGGCAGAGGCGAAAACGGACGAAGTAATCCCCGAAGGCATTCCGATCTGGGCCGGGCTCGATGTCGCGTGGAAATGGGACACCACCGCGCTCGTTCCGCTCTGGTGGCGCGACACGGAGTTTCGCCTGCTTGGTCCCGCCGGCGTCCTCGAGCCTCCCCGCGATGGCTCATCCCTCGATCCGAACCGCGTCGAGGCGATGATCCTCGAACTTCACGCGCGGAACCCCTTGCACACCGTCGTTATGGACACGCACCGCGCCGAGCAGCTCGCGACCTGGATCGCGGAGGCGACGGGAGCGAGAGTCATCGACCGGGCGCAGTCCAACTCCTTTGCGGTCGACGACTACGAGCGCTTCATGGAAGGGCTACGGATGGGCTGGCTCAAGCATTCCGGGGATGCGGCGCTAACTCGGCACGTCCTGAACTCCGTCGCTCGGGTTCTCCCGCAGGGAGACGCTCGCTTCGATCGACCTCATGCCTCGCGCTTCGGAGTCCAGGCAGTGAGAGTCATCGACGCGCTCGTGGCAGCGGCGATGGTTCACTCCACAGCGGTGTCCGAGATGGACAACGTAGGCCCAGAGCTGTCCGTAGCCTTCGGCTAGTCCGATAAGCGCCGGAGATGGCGAACCCGCTTCTGCGCGACCTCTGGCGCACCCTGAAGCGCGAGCCCTACGCGGAGTCGAACGAACTCCTGCGCTACTCGTTTCAGGAATACCTGCAGCAGACCCACTCGTACAACGGCAGCCTGTACCAGGCCATGCCGTCGTATTCGCTCGGTGGCAAGCAGGAGGAGCCCGATGCATCGTTCGCGGGCTACGTCTCGGGGCTGTACAAGTCGAACGCTGTCGTCTTCGCGTGCATGGACGTTCGGCTGAAGCTGTTTTCGCAGGCGCGCTTTCAGTTTCGGCAGATGCGAGGCGGACGCCCTGGCGACCTCTTCGGTACTCCCGAGCTCTCGATTCTCGAGGTGCCCTGGCAGAACGCGACGACGGGCGATCTTCTCGCTCGAGCGATCCAAGACGCGGACATCGCCGGCAACTTCTACGCCGTTCGCCAGGGCGGAGAGATCCGCCGCCTGCGACCGGACTGGGTCTCGATCGTGCTGGGGACGCGGCTGGCCGAGTTCGATGACGAGCCGTGGCTAGCACCCGATGTCCAGGTCGCGGGCTACCTCTTCCACCCTGGCGGCTACCACGCGAAGCACGACCCGATGCCGTTCCTTGCTGAGCACGTCTGCCACTTCGCTCCCGTCCCTGATCCGCTCGCGCGTTTCCGCGGGATGTCCTGGCTGACTCCGGTGATTCGGGAAGTCATGGGCGATAACGCCGCGACGGGGCACAAGTTGACCTACTTCGAGAAGGGTGCGACCCCGAACATGGCGGTCAAGCTCGATCCTCAGTTCACACCCGCTCAGGTGGAGACGTTCGCTGCCTCCTTCCGCGAGAAGCACCGGGACGTGGCGGACGCTTACCGCACGATGTTCCTCGGGGGCGGAGCGACGATCGACGTCATCGGCGCAAATCTGCAGGAGGTTGACTTCAAGTCTGTCCAGGGTGGGGGCGAAACCCGCATAGCGGCAGCAGCTGGGGTGCCTCCCGTCATCGCCGGGCTCTCGGAGGGTCTCGCTGCCGCGACGTATTCCAACTACCAGCAGTCGATCCGTCGCTTCACCGACCTGACGATGATCCCGCTGTGGGCGAACATGGCCGGTTCGCTGGCTTCGATCATTTCAGAGCCGCCCCAGTCCGATCTCTGGTTCGACGACCGAGACATCCCGGCCCTTCGCGAGGACGCCAAGGATCTCTCCTCGATTCAGATGAATCAGGCGACGACGATGAAGACGCTGGTCGACGGAGGCTGGGAACCCGACGCGATCGTTGATGCGGTCATGGCGGCTGATCTTGCGAGGCTCAAGGGTTCTCATACGGGCCTTAACTCGGTACAGCTGCAACCTCCGGGGACGGCACAACCCGAGGCCTCGCCCAACGGTTCCGGCGCTCTGCCGATAGGCGAGCCTGTATGAACGAGACTGAGCACGAACCTCAGGTCGAGAACGTGAACGGCGGTGAGTTGGTCTACCGCGCGACCGAACCGGAAGCGATGCACCTCGTCGAGGCCGAGGACTCCGCGCCGGTCCTCGAGGGCCGGATGATGCCCTACGACGAGTGGACAGAGATCAAGTCACGGGTCGAGGGGCATTTCCTCGAGCGCTTCGCCCCTGGTGCGCTCGCCAAGACGATGGCAGAGCGCTCGGATCGGATTCGCGTGCTGTTCGAGCACGGGCTCGACGTTCTCGGCGGGCAGACAATCGCCGCCATCGAGGAGATGCGTGAAGAGCCGGACGGCGCCTACTACCGCGCATCCCTGCTCGACGGACTTCCAAACCTTCTGCTCGCGGGTCTCAGACGCGGCCTCTACGGCAGTTCTGTCAGGTACGGCCCCGTGAAGCTGGATCGCGTGCGCTCCCCCCGCCGCTCAGAGCACAACCCCGAGGGGCTCGAGGAGCGGACGGTACGCGAGGGCTTTGTCAAGGAGTTCAGCGTTACGACCTTCCCCCAATACGCGGGGGCGACCGCAAGCATTCGCTCACTCACCGACGACATCGCAGCACACAGGCTTTTGGGGGATCCGAGGTATCTGGATCTCCTGGGTAACAAACCGACTGAGCCGCAGCACTCCGAGCGGGAGGAGCCTGAAGACCAGGCTCCCGAACAGAGCCGCAGCACTCAGCCAGTCCACGACTACCTAGACACAGAGGAAGGAGAACCATCGTGGCGGCTGTAACGAAGGACGAGCTTCGCTCGGAAGTCGAGGAGAAGAAGGCACGCATCCTCGAGATCAGCACGGCGACGGAAGGTGCGCGGTTCAGCCCGGAGCAGAAGGAAGAGTACAACAGGACGAACGCCGAGATCGACGAGCTCGAGGAGCACATCTCCGAACTGGAGGTGCGCGAGACCAGGATTGCGGCGCTCGCCGAGAACCCCCGCTCGGTGGAGAGAGCCGAATTCCAGACCAGGCGTCCGGGCGTAGCCCGTGGCGAGGACATCTACGACCTCTCGACGATCACGCGGAGCTGGGACAACCCGGAGCAGGAGGAGCGAGAGCTCCACAGCCGCGCCATGCGCTCGGTCGAGGCTGCCCGGTTCCCGCATCCCGACGCAGACATGGAGGACACGCAGGGCCATCTCGAGCGTTTGCTCGGAGACGGAGAAGGCGGAAACCGCAAGGGCGCGGACATTGCCCGGCACCTGCTCGCCACCGGATCTCCGGCGTACCGTCGGGCGTTCACGAAGGCGCTCTCGGGCCAGCCTCGCACGCAGCACGAGGAAGCCCTCCTCTACCGTGCGATGTCACTCACGACCACCTCGGGCGGGTTCGCAGTCCCGTTCGTTCTCGATCCGACCCTGATCCCCACGTCGAACGGTGCGGTCAACCCGTACCGGCAGATCGGCAACGTCATCCAGATCTCGGTCGACGAGTGGCGCGGAGTCTCCTCCGGAGGCGTCACGCCGGCGTTCCAGGCAGAGGCAGCGGCGGGGACGGACAACTCGCCTACGCTGGCTCAGCCGACCGTCTCGACCGAGATGGCACGGGCCACGATCCCCTACTCCATCGAGATCGGCATGGACTGGGGCAGCTTCGCCTCGGAGATGGCTGGCGAGATCCAGGACGGCAAGGACGTACTCGAGGCCACCAAGTTCGCGGTCGGCTCCGGCACAAACGAGCCGTTCGGCGTCATCACTGGCGCCACCACCGTGTTCACGGCAGCGGACACCGATTCCCTGGTGCTGGCGGACATCTACAGCTGGCACAACGCACTTCCGCCGCGGTTCCGTAACGGCTCGGTGGCGACGTTCAACAACAACATCCTCGACAAGATCCGGCAGATCGACACGGCCGGCGGCTCCGGGATGCTGCAGCCGAACATCCAGCTCCGCTCCGCCGCTCAGGTCGCTTCGATCCAGGACGGACGAGCCGGAGTCGACCTCTTCGGCCACCCCGTCTACGAAGCCTCCGGGCAGTCTGCAGCGATGACTACCGGCCAGTTGATCGGAGTGCTCGGAGACTTCGGGCGCTACTACAAGATCGTCGACCGGATCGGGCTTACGGTGGAGGTTGTCCAGCATCTACAGGACGCCACTACCGGATTCCCGACGGGACAGCGCGCCCTGTTCGCTTACTGGCGAGTTGGGGCGAAGGTGCTCCATGCCAACGCCTTCCGAGTTCTGAAGCTGGCGTGAGTCAGATGGCCGAGAAGCAGAAGGAAAAGGCACCGCAGTACCCGGACACCCCTTCGGGAAGGGCGCTCGCGGAGGTCGGCAACGTCGATGGCAAGTCCGTCGACCCCGACAACCCAAAGCCCTACGACGCCGAAGCCATGAACGCTCACGGTGAGGCGTACCAGGCGGCAAAGCGAAAGCACCGCTGGGGCTGACCTAGACAAGACGGGGGCGGCCTTCTCGAGGGTTGGCCGCCCCCGAACCCTCGAAAGGAGCAGGCATGGTACGACCAGCGAAAAAGGGCACGATGGTAGCGACGGAGGCAATCGTCATCGTCGTCGGCGCCCGTCCTGTCAAGTATCAGCGGCGCGAGGTTCGTGACCGCCGCACCGGCAACCTGGTCGAGATCGACATGACCGACCCGGGCTGGGAGCCCGAGGTCCCCGGCGACGACGGTGTTCCGTACGTCTTCCGCGTCGGCCAGCGCATTCATCCCGGACATCCCGCCTACGAGTCGGCGAAGGCCAAGGCGGTCTTCATCCCGCTCGAGGAGGCCGAGGAGCAGCAGCTCGTCGAGGTGTGAGCGTCCCCGGCACTTACCGGAACGGCAACGGAAATGCGGCAGGTGTCTTCGTCGGCGTACTGAGTAACGAGCTCGCTCGCTTCAGCGGGTTCTTCCAGTCTCTACTGGGCGCGATGGGCTGCCTCCCACCAGGCTCAGGCCTGGGGTGGGCGAAGGGCGTGAACATTCCGAAGGCGTGTAACAGCCTGGCTACTCAAATGCTGGACGGCTCGTACGGGTGGCTGTGGGTGATGGGCGACGACCATACCTTCGAGCCCGACATCGTCGCCCGCCTCCTGGATCACGACGTCGACATCGTCGTCCCCCACTGCCTGAAACGCTATCCGCCCTGGGAGCCGGTCGTCTACGACAGGGAAGACGACCTGTACGTCCACCCGCAGCTCCCCGAGTCGGGGCTAACCGAAGTTCACGCGGCCGGTTCGGCAGGAATGCTGATTAGCCGACGGGTTCTCGAAACCGTAGAGGCTCCCTGGTTCGACGGGCGCAACGAAGACATCGGCTTCTGCGAGAAGGCGCGAGCAGCCGGGTTCGACATCTACTGCGACCCCGAGATTCTCTTGGGGCACATCACCCTCGCGACGGTGCAGCCGACCTGGGCGGACGGCCAGTGGCATCCCGAGATGGTTCACGACGGGAACGTCCAGGTTCGCTACAACCGCTCGAACCTTCCAGTGCCCGCGTGAAGTGGGCTGGGCGACCCCGATCCCTCCTCTCGTTCATGGCGAGATTCGCGACGCCGGCTACAACGAGTTCATCGCTTCGGACTCCTTCGCGGTTGAACTCATGGCTGGCGGGATGACGCACATCAACGGGGAGCAGGTGACGTTGCATATTGTCGACGAGCTCCCCGGCATCGGTGGTGTGACGCTCAGGTGGTCACCTGCAGCCGATAGGTCTTGGCGTGACGAACGTGAGCGCCAAAGGCCCGGTCAAGCGGGTTCAGATCGAGGCGACGGGCCTTGCTCGAAAGTCTGAACTGAGGGTGGCCCGATGGCTACCCCGGCCGAGCTCCTCGCGCAGTCGTTAGACGCCCTCCGCAACGCGAACCGCATCGACGGCACGCGGGCGTCCTACCGCAAGGACAATCCCGCCGAGTACGGGGCGGTGCTGGCGTACCTCGACGGTGGAACGCGCCCGGCGGGAACCCTCTCGCTCATGGGGCGGGGACTCGTGCTGGAAGAGGACGCGCGAAGGGCTCTCGCTTCATCGCCACCTGTCGGAGATGCGACCAAGCGCAGCGTCGGCTACCTGCGCTACGGCAACGGCGAGCTGCCGCTGTCGCACACGGCTGACTACGACTTCATCGTGACCTCCTGGGCTGGTGCATCGGGGGCGGGGGCATCGATGGCCAAGAAGGCGCTGCACTACATGAGCCAGATCAGTTGCAAGACGGGAGCGGGAGGCACGTACCACTTCGGCGTCACCTCGGAGGAGGTCCGCGCAAACGGGTGGGTGCTGCTCGACTCGGTAGGTGCCGAGATGACGAACTTCCAGTACGGCGGCAGCGCCGTTCCGCTCGGTGATCCTGGTCTGGCCGGGTATCAGCAACGCTGGGCCGAGAACGTGACGGCACGCCTTCAGACGATGAGCCTGGACGGGGTGTTTATCGACGACACGCTCTTCTGGACGACGGGGATCTCCAACGGACAGGTTCCGCAGAGCTACACGCAGCCCCAGTGGATGGAGGCCGTACGTCAGTTCTGCGCCTACGTCGGGACGTACCTGAATCAACGAGGGCTGTACCTCGTCGCCAACGCCTCCGGCTGGTTCCCAGGCTCTACCGACTACGCCGGGGACAACGATCTCGCTCTGTGGACGGCGCTTGCTCCTTACGTCGACGGGTTGTGCTCGGAGACGTGGCTCTGGCATCCGGCGTTCGCTACCCCGACGACTGTGCGCGTTCTAGGGACGGGCTGGAATCAGAACTGGGACGGCTGGATGCGCCTGCCCGCGCTCTGCGAGACACAGGGCATCGACTTCGTCTGCATCTCGAGCTCCACATCTTCCGTGACTGCCGACTACCAGCTCTTCTCGCTCCTGCTCGAAAACCAGGGCACGATGATCTTCACGGTGGGCGACAGCCCCTACGCGAATTACGATCGCTCGCTCGTCTGGCACTCGACCTACGATCAGCTCCCGCTCGGGCTCCCCTCGGGGGCGAAGGTGCAAAACGGAGCGCTCTGGGAGAGGCAGTTCGCCAACGCGCGAATCTGGGTGAATCCCACGGCGGGAACAGCCGGAATCTACTGAGATGGCCTTTCCGACCACCAGCGTTCTCGACGCTTTCACTCGGGCTAATGAAGACCCTCTCGCTCACGGGGAGATCCGCGACGCCGGCTACAACGAGTTCATCGCTTCGGACTCCTTCGCGGTTGAACTCATGGCCGGTGGAATGACGCACATCAACGGGGAGCGGGTGACGCTGCATATTGTCGACGAGCTCCCCGGCATCCTTCTCGGCCGCCTCTGCCGGTGCGATCACGAACTCGGCGGCTCTCACTTGGACGAACGTCGCGTCAACCGAGACGCTCTCGCACGTCTCGTTCTGGTCGGACATCTCCGCCGGGACGTTCCTCGGTTCCGACGCGCTGAACACCTCGCGCTCGGTGACAGCCGGCGATACGTTTGAGATCGCGATCGGCGACCTCGACATCACCCTCGGCGCCGTAGCGGCCTAATCCGATAAGAGCAGCGTGACGGTCTTCCGGGTGAAGTTGCACGATGCCAAGCTCAGCGCCTCGCGCTTTTCGAGCGTGGCAGCCGACTCCAAAGACGAGGCCGTCTGGGTCTGCGAGCAGCAGGAGGTTGGACACGTCGGGTTCTGGCTGCCGGACTCGGAGGTTTCGGAGCTCGAGGTCAAGGAGCGCGAGGGATCTCTCTCGGGACGCGACAAAGCCCGTCTGCAATCGCACCGTCAGTCCAAGCCCTACAAGATTGAGAAGGCGGCGTAAATGGCAATCACCGTCACGTTCTACCCGCTTACGCTCGAGAAGGTAGCCGAGCAAGTAGGGAACGACGTCAACTACCTGACCGGCACGGTCAAGCTCTCGCTCCACACGAACACCTACGCGCCCGCGCACGACGCGGACGACTTCTTCAACGATGCGACGAACGAGCTCGGCGCTGGTACGGGGTACAACGCCGGCGGCGAAACAGCGGCCTCGAAGACGATCACCTACGACACGGGCTCGGATCAGATCCGCTGGGATCTCGCGGACATCTCCTGGATCTTCACCGCCTCGAAGACGTGGCGGAACGGAGTCATGTATATCGACACCGCCGGTGCGGCGAGCACGGATCCGCTGTACGCGAAGCTCGTGTGGGATTCGGATCAGACTGTGAGTACGACGTACACACTCCAGTTCGATCCGGCAGGCTTGCTCTTCGTCGATACGACGTAGCATGACCCCCGGCAGCTACGGCTCGGTGGTCTACGGCGGGAAGCGCAAGTACGGCTTCACGAACTACGCCCCTAAGGGCAAGTAGATGGCACGTCTGCCGACCGTAGGCGGGGACACGGGGACGTGGGGGACGGTTCTCAACGAGTACCTGTCGGTCGCGCACAACGCGGACGGGACGCTGAGGGGCGTCTACGACGTTCAGGCGTATGGGGCGCTGGGAAATAACTCGAACGACGACACAGCCGAAATCCAGGCGGCGATAACAGCGGCGGTTACCTCCAAGGCTGGCGGCGGCATTATCTTCTTTCCGGCTGGTATTTACAGAATCTCCTCCACGCTGACGTTCCCCTCCGGTTCAGGCGGCGGTCGCGTGATGGGAAGTGGTGCTTATCTTGGTGATCCACTTGGATCGGAAGATCGCTGGGGCTCGCAGACGATTCTTGTCTGGACTGGAGCAGATGGCGGGACGATGATCGAGCAGGCTGGCAGCCTCGCCTGGAACTTCGACAACCTGACGCTGATGGGAAGACCAGATGAGGGAGATGCGAACCGTGCTGGGATTGGCTATCTGTGCTCGTGGGTGACGGGACTAGGAAGCGGGGTCGGAAAGTTCACGAGTTGCTCGTTCTACGACATGGACGTTTCTCTGCAAATGGGCGAACTCTCTACCGACGGCAACTGCGCGGATATGGCGTTCGACACATGCAACTGGTGGAGCGTGGATACCTGTTTGCTCGTGAAGAACACGCAGGGACTGAACTACCGTTTCGACTCACCCTCAGTTGTTTCCGCCAAGCGCTTTGTTCATTGTGAGAACGGCGGCTCGGTGCTCGTGAACATGCTGAATACCGCGGGCTGCGGTGGCGCGGGGGCTACCGAATGGGTGTTCCTGTTCGACAGCATGGACGACTCCACGGGGGCTTGCATCATCAACGGCTGGCGAGCCGAGCAGGACACGAAGCAGCTCGTAAAGGCGCAGTACCTCGGGCACATCACGATCAATGGCTTTGAGGAAGCGCAAGCAGATCAGAACGTGACGATGGTTTCGATTCTCGGTGTCACGGTGACGATGCGCGACTCGCGAATCATCACTCACGATGCGACTAACCCCTTCTTCAGCCTTGCACGAGGCGGGGGTGGTCAGCAGGGCGGATTGTTCCTAGACAACATCCACTTTGACGAAGCGACCTGGGCGTTCAACGACTGGTTCAAGCTCACTAGCGGCCAGGATGTCGCGCTGAAGGTTCAGAACTCCGGCTACGGAAACCTCTCGGAGAGGCTCGTCGATCGCAACAGCCACATCGCCTTCGGACCAGTGACGCACTTCGGACAGACGACAACCGCGACTGATCGCTGGCTCACTCTGGATGGGACGACGAGCTACAACTTTCACAACCTGTGCAGGCTCCCCGCTGACAGCACATGGCTGATCGACGCCTACATCGTGGGCCAGGAAGTCGGCGGTGGTGCTGACGTTGGAGCTTTCCATCGTCGGGCGGTCGTGAAGAATGTTGCGGGCACGCTGTCGATGGTCGGTTCCGAGCAGACGATCGGTACGGATCAGAACACAGATGTTTGGGCGGTGGTGCTTCAAGTAGACTCTAGTTTCGACGCTGTGACCGTCGACGTGACGGGGAAGGTGTCTACCACGATCAACTGGAAGTCCACGATCGTCGGGTACAGGGCGGACGCGGTCGTCTGATGGCGATCATCACCGCTGACTTCGAGATCGGCGTAGACGGTAATACGATCGCGACCTCGGATACAGGTAGCGCGACCGCCTGGGACACGGTGGGAATTGGCGCGGGTGGGACCGCGGCCTACGATGATGATGCCTCTCCCTATGGGACGATGGCCGCGCTCCTTACGCGGGCGGGGGCCAATGTGCAACTCCGGTGGAACACGGCGTTCGGGACGCTGACGGATCACTACGGTCGCTTCTATATGAAGCCCAACTCGATCGTCAACGTGATGCAGTATTTCGTCTGCAATGCGATAGCCAACGGCGCTCAGACCGCCTGGTATCTACAGACCGATACCGCCGGCCACCTTTACATCTTCGACGCCACTTTCACCCTCCAGGCGACTTCGACTGTCACGCTTACAGCGAGCCAGTGGGTCCGTCTCGAATATCACGCCATTCACAGCACAACGGCTGGACAGGTTGAGGTCAAGATTTTCCTCTCTCCCGATTCCACAACACCAGATGAGACGCTTGCGACTGCCTCCAATATAAACACTCGGGCACAAGGGGTCGAGGTGGAGTATTGCGCTCAAGGGCCGAATAACACGTACTGGTTCGACAACATTGTGGCCGCGGATACAGCCTATCCCGGTCCGGCTGAAGCCGCAGCACCCCCCACCCTCCGCACCGTCTCATCCAACCTTCGCTGGTAAACCGATAGGAGCTACATGCCACGGCACTCGGTCACAGAGCGCTCAACACTCACGCTCACCTCGCTTCGTGGTCCCGGCCTCTTCGCCGCTGCCGCCGCGGGCGCAGCCATTCGCGAGGTCCAGATTTGGAACACGGCGACGACCGCAGTAGCGGTCGGCATTCGCCGCGCAACGGCCAACGGCGGTGCTGGTACAGCACTGACCGAAGCCGCCTGGGATCTCAACAAGGTCGTCCCGCAATGCACCGGCGTCAACACTCCGACTGCCGACCATACGGGCTCGGACATCTTCATGCAGACAGCCCTTGGTGCGGCGGCCGGCGCGGGCGTCATCTGGACGTTCGGCGACTCGGGTATCGTCATTCCCGAGGGCACGGGCAACGGCGTGTTCATCTTTCTGGTCACGGGCACGGCGCAGGTGGTCGATTTCGCGTTTGTGTGGGATGAATGATGTGGAAGTCGTCTGCGAACAGCACCGCGACGGGGTTCCCGACGAGTACGTAATCGTCGTGCCGCCGCTCCACGGAGAGACGGCGGAGGACACGCTCGCACGAAAGCGCGACGGGGCCGAACGTCACGGCTGGGCAGTAGAAGGCATAGCCGACGGGTTTCACGCTTGGAAGGAGTACGGCAACGGCGAGGGCGTGCGTGACCGTCCTTACCGCAAAGATCGCTACTTCCGGATTCGCTGATGGCCGTCGACTGGGACGCGACCCATACCGAGTCGATTCGCACCGACACCTCCGACCCCTACGCCTTCAACTACACGCCGTCCGGCACTCCTCGAGCAATCATCCTCGGTGCCGCGCACGGAGTTGCGTCCACCGATCACATCGTCGGCGTCACCTACGGCGGCGTGGCGATGTCCCGGGTCGTAACTGCGACCGATACGAGCACGGAGCCGGGGCGAGCGTACATCTACTTTCTCGGCCGGAACATCCCGACCGGGCTGCAAAGCGTCAGCGTTGACCTTGCCTCGGCGACGGGTGACGACATTCACTTCGTCGTCGCCTCAATGACGGCCAACTCGGACACGCAAGTCATCGACTCGGACTCGATCTCCGAGAACGCCGCCAACCCGACCGTGACCTTGCAGAAGGGCGGGCTTACCGGCGGCTCCTGGTGCATCATGTACGGCGGCGGGGCGGCTCCTGGTGGAACGCTTGCCACCGGCAACACGCTTGACCACACGCACGACCTGACCGCCTTCTACTCGCAGGCGTGCTACGAGACGACGATCGACAATGCCGACCATACGATCGGGTGGTCGACGCTGGGCACGGACGACCTTGCCTTCGTGGCCTGCTGTATCGCCGAGACGGAGATCCCGATTCAGGCGCACGCGCCCTACATCTCGCAAGGCTGGGAGATCCGAAACCCGACCGGCTGGAATAGCTAGTGCCTTACTCCCCGCCTCCCCAGTATCAGCGGGGGCTTGTTCGCAGGTCGGTTGCGTATACGGCGCTCACCCCTACTGCCGCAGCGGTCGTTGAGACTCCGACTCCGGGTGGAGGGATCGCAGGTGGCATTGCCCCCATCGCCGTCGTCGCTGCGGTTATCGCGGGAGCGCTCGGTGGAGGTGTCTCACCCTCTCCGCAAATCGGAGTAACTCCCGGTGGGGCTCCTGGAACTGGAGCGGGCCCGGTTGCGAGTGCTCTGGCAGCATCGGGAGGTGGCCCCGCTTCCGGGTTCTCCGTCACTCCGACGGTTCCGATTACGCCTGGCGGCACTACAGGACAAGGAGCGGCAGCGAGTGCGTTGGTGCCAGTTACGCCCGGTGGCGCGACTGCTGGTGGCTTTCCACCAATCGTCCCCATCTCCGAGACTCCGACGCCCGGTGGTGCGATTGCCGGTGGTGTCTCACCAATTGCCCTTGTTCCAAGCGGGGTGGGCGCTTCCACGGGTCAAGGCAATAGTCCGACAGCGGCGACGAGCGTTACGCCAGGTGGTGCTACAGGCGCAGGAAATGCAACGAGCTCGAGCACACCAGTTTCCGTCGGTGGAGCAACCGGCGCAGGAACAACGCCATCACCCCAAGCGCCGGTTACGCCGGGAGGTGCAATCAGTGGCGGCCCGACGATCAACAACACGACGACAGTCGTCTCTCCTGGTGGTGCTATAGCAGGTGGTGCCGGTGCATCGGCGCAGGCGGTGGCAGGGCAAGGCGGCTCTCCGGCGAGTGGGTTTGCACCATCTAGTGCCGCGTCCGTTGCAGCAGGTGGTGCCCTTTCTGTCTCGCTCTCTCCCTCAGCCCTTGTTCCACTGGCGATTGCAGGCGCGACAGCAGGAGGAATACCGCCGGAGGAGGTTGGTCTCGTCATCCCAGTTCTCGGGCATTACGACGAGCCGACGCCTGGAGGGATTGCCTTCGATGATGCCACTCCGACTGCGGCTATGTTCAACGAGCCAACGCCGAGTGCGGCTGGGGTGGGCGGCGAAGGTATGTACGGCGGAGCTGGCTACGGAGGCGGAGAATACGGAGGCGGGGAAGGTGCTGGTGGTGGCATGTTCGATGAGCCGACACCTACCTAACCGATAGGTGAGACGTGCCTTCGGTGCTGCAATGGTTCGTGGGAAACCGCAATCCTTCGATTGCCGAGACGATCACCGTTGCCGGGGTTGCCTACGATCTGACCGGACACACGGTGAAGTTCAAGATGCGTGCTGTCGGCGGCTCGGCCACGCTGAAAGTCAACACCGCAGCAACCATCGTCTCGCCTACGGCTGGCACCGTTCGTCACGATTTCGCGGCACTTGACGTCGACACTGCCGCTACCTACCTCGTCTGGTGGGAAGTCACGAACACGGCTTCCGGCAAGACCCAGGACATGGGCGAGGCAGTCATCCAGATCCTCGCGCACTCGGAGGCCCAGAACTACGTCGGCCTCGAGGAGTTCAAGACCACGCTGACGATGGCGTCGGAGACGTTCGCGGATCCTGACATTACGATCGCGTTGGCAGCGGCTTCCCGAGGCATCGACGAGATCTGTGGCCGTCGGTTCTACGCCGACGCCGACGCAACGCAGGTGCGCTACTACTCGCCCTCGGACGCCTGGACGCTGTACGTCGACGACATCATCACAGTCACTTCCCTGAAGACGGACGACTCGGGCGACGGCACCTTCGAGAACACCTGGACGCTGAACACCGATTACGTCAGGGAACCTCTGAACGCCGCAGCCGACTCCGAGCCGTGGACGAAGCTATGCGTGCATCCCTCGGGGAGCTACTACTTCCCGACGAGCTACCCGCGCTCGGTCGAGCTCACGGGCAAGTTCGGGTGGGCGGTCGTGCCGGCGCAGATCAAGCAGGCGACGACACTTGCTGCTCACCGGCTCCTGAAGCGCGCCCGGGAAGTGCCGTTCGGGATCGCGGGTATCGGACTCGACGGGTCAGCCGTTCGTATCGTCTCGATGGATCCCGATGTGGCGGCGCTCGTCGCCCCGTTCTCGCGTGCCGTGCTCGTGGCCTAGATGGCGACGCTCGAGCAGGTGACGGAGGGGCTGGCGACCAACCTCGAGACGATCTCAGGAGTACAGGTGTCCGCGTGGATGCTCGCCTCCCCTACTCCACCCGCGATCCACGTCGTCCCGCCGGCGATCGAGTACCACCAGGCGATGCAGAACGGGTTCGCCGAACTGACCTTCACGGTGCAAGCCTTCGTTGCGCTGAACTCGGACATCGGTGCGCAGAAGCTCTTGGCACAGATGCGAGCTCCAACGGGCTCGGGGTCAGTGAAGGCCGCGATCGAGGCTGACAGGACGCTCGGAGGCGTCGTAAAGGATCTCATCGTCCGCTCGTCCGCTGAGCCGCAGGTGCTCACGCTAGAGGGCGGGCGGCAACTCCTTAGCTGCGACTTTGAAATAACAGTCTGGGAATAGCCACGGGCCGATAGGCAAGGCTGATGGCGAAGAAGCACTACCGCGTCAGTGGGGAGCTACCCGTAGCCGGGAATCAACCCGGTGACGAGTTCGAGCATGAGTTTCTTCCTCACGAGGAAGAGGCTTTGCTCGCTTCCGGTGCCATCGAACCCGCTTCCAAGCTAAAGGAGAAGTAGCCGATGGCGATCTACAACCTGCGGGATGCGTCGGTCGTCTACAACTCCGTCGACATCTCGAACAAGGTGCGTTCGGTGCGCGTGCAGATGTCTGCCGAGGACCTAGATGCAACGGCCATGGGTGCGACAAGCCGTGCTCACGTTCCCGGCATTCGGGACGACCGCGTCGAGCTCGAGGTATTCCAGGACCACGCTGCAGGCTCCATCGATGCCACCTTCTCGGCTTTGCTCGGGAACTCCGCTGGCGCCACGTTGGTCGTAAAGCCGACGTCGGCGGCGGTCGGCGCAACCAACCCGAGCTTTACGGTGACGGCCGTAGTCCTCGACTACAACGCGATCGACGGCGAGGTAGCGGGACTCTCCATGACGAACATTACCCTAGTCCCGGCACCTGGTTCGGCGATAGTCCGCGCCGTCGCGTAATGGCAACCCAGACCGTCAAGGTCAAGGGGCTGCGCGAGTTCATGCGGGCAACTGCCAAGGCGGACAAGGAGACAAAGAAGGTCGTCCGTGAGAAGCTGAAGGAAGCCGCCGACATCGTGCGCGTCGAAGCATCCTCGCGCTTTCGTCCGATCTCGGCAAGGTCGGCTGCGGGCTACCGCACTCGCGCTCGCATAGGCGGCGCCTTTGTCGAGCAATCGCTCAGGAAGACGAACCGGAAGCATCCGACCTACGGCGCGCTGCAGATGCGCCGAGCGCTGGAACCTGCTCTCGAAGCCAAGTCAGACGAGGTAGAGCGGCGGCTAGAGAAGGGCATCGACGAGCTCGCGGACATCATGGAGGGCTGAGCGATGCCTGACCGCGACGGCGTCGAAGTCTACAAGCGTTTCTATCCCTGGCCGGATCGGTTCAGGCTCGGCGATCCCGTACTCGTCAAGGAAGTCACGGGGATGCGCTGGCCGGACTTCGCCCAGGCGCTCGACGAGATGGACGCCGACGAGGTGCCGGATCAGGTTGTGCTCGCCGGCCTGATCGCCGTCGCCTACTGGCAGGGCAACCCGCACATGAGCAGAGATAAGGCCCGGCGCGCGCTCGAGCGAATACCGATGGAGGACATCGAGATCATCGAAGGCGACGAGGGTGATGCTCGCCCCCCGGAACTAGCTCCGGATGGCGCGGAGCGATCTTCGACGCCGAAAAAGTCCGAATCGTCTCAGGATGCGAGCTCGGACGAGACGAGCCCGAACGGTTCTGGAGACCGTGGATTGCCCATCACTTCCCCGGAGTCACTCCCGGCGTGATGGCTGACATCGACATCGACCAGTTTCTCGAGATGCACGACATGGTGAAGAAATAGTGGCGCGCAAGATTCAGGTCGAGATCATCGGCGACAGCGCTTCGCTCGAGCGCGCGTTCAAGCGTTCCGGTGCAGCGGCTGAAACCTTCGGTGCCAAGGTCAGCTCGTCGTCACGAAGCATCGCTAAGGGTGCGGCCGTAGCCGGAGTTGCTCTAGGAACGCTCGCTGTCGCCGTCGGCGTCAAGAGCGTTCAGGCCGCCTCGAACCTCGGCGAGCAGATCAACAAGGTAGGGGTCGTATTCGGCAAGAGCTCCGCGGCGATCAAGGCATGGGCGACCACGACCGCGGCTTCGATCGGCATCTCGAATCGAGCAGCGCTCGAGGCCGCTGGCACGTTCGGGAACATGCTCGTCCCGATGGGCTTCGCTCGCAATGAAGCTGCCGGGATGTCAAAGCGAATGGTTCAACTTGCCGCTGACCTGGCGAGCTTCAACAACGCGAGCCCTGCGGAGACGCTCGACGCCTTGCGCGCGGGGCTCGCCGGTGAGACGGAGCCTCTACGTCGCTTCGGCGTGTTCCTGAGCGCGGATCGTCTAGCGGCCGAGGCGCTCGGCAAGGGCATCGTGAAGACGACCAAGGACCTGACCAAGATCAAGCTCGCGACGATCAAGGTTGACGATGCCCAACTCGACGTCATCAAGTCGACGAAGAAATATGGGGTCGGCGCGAAGGAGACGCAGAAGGCGATCGCGCAGTCCGAGTACGCACAGGATCAACTCACGAAGGCGATGAAGGGAACCGTCCCGACGTTGACTGCTCAGCAGAAGGCCCAGGCGACCTACTCGATCCTGCTGAAGGACACTGCGGACGCACAAGGCGACTTCGGGCGCACTTCCGGCGGCCTCCCGAACCTCATGCGCTCGATCAGAGCTTCGGTCGAGGATCTCTCTGCGGCCTTCGGCGAGGGGCTTCTTCCCGTCGTGCAGAAGGTGGCGAAAGAACTCCAAGGCAGGCTTGCTGACCCCGAGTTTCG